CGCGACGACAGGTTTAACGACTTTATTAGGCGACGCGGGCGAAGCGACGCGGGTAATTCAAAACACAATGGACGACGCTTCAAAAACGCCATTTGCGTTTGAAGGTTTGTTAAGCGCAAACAAGGCGTTAATTAGCGCAGGAATTGACGCAGACAAAGCGAGAAAAGACGTTTTAAATTTAGCCAACGCAATTTCGGCGACAGGGGGCGGAAATGACGAATTAACCCGAATGGTTGTAAATATGCAACAAATTAGCAATTCAGGGCGCGCAACGTCGCAAGATATTAAACAATTTGCTTATGCAGGAATAAACATTTATAAGGTTTTAGCAGACGCAACAGGGCTACCAATAACAAAAGTTAAGGAAATGGGCGTTTCTTACGATATGTTAACAATGGCGTTAGAAAAAGCGCACGAAAAGGGCGGTATTTATTACAACGGTTTGGAAAACATGGCAAACAATACAAGCGTTAGAATTTCAAACGTTGGCGACGCGCTTTTCCAATTTATGAACGACGTATTTGTACAATCCAAACCATTTATCGACGCCGTTTTAAATTCGGTTTTGAGTTTGATTTCAGGAATACGGGACTTTGTCACGTTAGTAAAAGAAAACAAAGACGTTGTCACAGCGTTGGGCGTTGCCTTATTAGCAGGGGCGACAGCGTACGGAATTTTTATGGTTGCCACAAATTTGGCTAAAATAGAGTTATTTTTATTAAACGGCGTCGCGACGGTATTAGCGGGAACAATGTTTGTTTTGGAAAATATAATGACTTTCGGAATACCGCTAGCAATTGCAGTAGTTGCGGGCGCGATAACTTACGCTTATTTACATTTTGCAAAATTTAGGGCGTTTTTATACGGAACATGGGAAGCCTTAAAAACAGTCGGCGAAATGATAGGACAATTTTTTACAGGTTTAAAAGACGTAATTGTCGGCGCGTTTACATTTGACAAAGACCAAATAACAAAAGGACTTTTGGAAATGTCGGGGTCATTTGAAAACGCAGGAAAAAAAATAGGTTCAGGGTTCAACAAAGGCTATTCCAACAGTATGGCGGAATTTGCAAAAGAACAAGCGACAGACAAAGAAGGAAAACCAAAAAAAGCGCTTGGAATTGTCAAACCAATGGCGATAAATGCAGGCGACGGAACGGTAAAAGATAAAAAAGGAACGTCGGGCGTTTCAGGAAGTAAAGTCGTAACGGTAAACGTCACAATAGGCAATTTAATAAACGATTTTAGAATACAGACGACAAACATACAGGAAAGTACAACAGCGATAAAAGACAAGGTTTTACAGGCATTAACAAGCGCGGTAAACGATAGCCAATTAGTCGCAGGAAATTAAAAAAATTATGGAAAATTTTAAAGTACCTAGTAAATTAGAAAACCCGTTAATATTAAACGACGTCGCGGGCGCGCTTATTTATGGACTTGCAAACTTTGCAGGACTGAAAAGCATTAAAATAATGGACGCGCAAAATTCGCCTTATGTAAAAGAAGACGTGCAAAACGGGTTTATTGAGGGCGACGTCCCTTTGCAGAAATTTACTTCAAAACTTAATACGATAGTATATTCAAACGTAATTTTTAACGCGGGCGTAATATTAGACGAAAACGGGGTGCAGGTTGACAAATGGGACGATTTCCGCATCGACGACGTTTTATTGACAGTTTCACAAAGCAAAAAAATAATAACAACGGAAATCCAAGGACGCGACGGAACGGTCAAAGAATACATCGGTTTGGACGATTTCCAAGTGCAAATAACGGGACGTTTAAACGGGACTTATAATGTAAACCCAAAAGAGTTGACGCGACAATTAAAAATTATTTTGTCCGCAGGGCAACCGTTGGAAATAACGTCATGGTATTTACAAAATTTGGACATTACGGACATCGTTGTCAAAGATTTTAATTTCGGACAAACCGAGGGCGAATATAGTACGCAATATTTTACAATTAACGCAATGTCGGACAAACGTTTCGAAGCCAAAATAATATCGTAATGTTAAAACCTATTACCCACATAACAATAACGCAAAAAACGGATTTCACAAATTCCGACAGCGTAATAACGAAAAGGTCAAAAGTATTTTTCTTTGATTTTTGCAATAGTTTTGAAATAAACGACGGTTGGGAAAATATGACGACAGGCGGTAAAATTGTTTTTCCTAAAAACATGGACGTTGTCGATACAAACACAAAAACGACATTTTCTTTTTTCGGTAAAAACAAAAATATTGCAGGATTTAACGGCGCGCCATTATTAATGCGTGGCGACAAAGTAAAAGTCGAGGTTTTTTATATTTATTGGGACGATAATTTGACCGAAAAACAAACCGAAAAACGAACAATTTTCGACGGTTATATTACTAAAATAAACGCCAAAATACCCGTTGAAATCGAAGTCGAAGACAATATGTTTTTATTAAAACAGTTGCCAATGACAAACGGGGCTTATGGAGCGGGAATAAGTTTGGAAACGATATTAACGGACGCATTAAGCGGGACGGGGTTAACAGTTAATCAATTAACATCGACAAAATTAACGTGGGACAATTCGTTGTTAATTGTTGAAAACGTCACAATTGCGCAATTTTTGGAAAAGTTAAGAAAAGACGCGTTTTTACATTGTTATTTTAAAGGGACTGAATTACGCGTCGGGTCAATTGTCTACATTGAAAGCGAAGCCAAAACAAAAACTTTTCAATTTCAAGAAAATATAATTTCGTCCGATTTAACTTTCGTAAGAAAAGACGATATAATTTTGTCGGCGGTTGCATCAAATCACATCGAAGAACTAACGGGAAAAACAACAAAAGACGGTCACGCAAAGACTAAAAATTCACGTATCGAGGTTTTAGTTTGGTTTGACAGGTCGGGAAAATTTCAAAGCAAAGAAATAAAAAACGGCGACAAAGCCGACGCAAACGTCGACGGCGAAAGGAAAACGTTTCACTTTTTAGAAGCAAAAACGACGGACGATTTAATAAAATTGGCAAAAGACAGTTTACAAAAATATTATTATACAGGATTTAAAGGGAGTTTTTTAACGTTTGGAACGCCAAGCGTAGATTTTGGCGACAATGCCGAAATAATAAACAACCTTTTGCCCGAACAAAACGGAACTTATAAAATCAAAGCCGTTAACATTATGGGCGGGGTTAGTGGATTTCGTCAAAAAATAGAATTAGACTTTAAAATTAAATAAAATGGCGGATTTAACGAGAACAATTCAGGAATTAGCAGGAACGCGAAATCAGGACGAAGTTAAATTGTACCAATGCAATGTTAATTCGGTCGATTTAAGCAAAAGAACGGCAAACGTTACAACGATAACAGGGACGGCAAACATAACATTTGACGCATTATTAACGGCGGGAATTTCGGACGGGTTTGTAATTACGCCCGAAATTGACTCAATGGTTTATGTTATCATGTCAAAATATACGTTGCCTTTTATCGTTACATTTTCGGACATTACGCAATTTGACATCATGGGCGGGGAGTTTGGCGGATTGGTTAAGGTTGTGGAACTTACGCAAAAATTAAACAGTTTGGAAAATAAAGTCAACGAAATTATTAGTACCTTTGGAACACACACGCACACCGTTATAGCGGTAGGCTCGCCGACTTCGCCAACATCGACCCCAATTGCGGGAAATTTGACGATTTCACAGCGCGCCGACATTGAAAATATCAATATTAAACACGGAAAAAATGGCGATTAGATACGACTTTGGATTAGATAACGACGGCGATTTATTATTCGCAAACGGCGATATTTCAATCGTTGAAAGCGACAAACAACATATTATCGACACTTGCAACGCCTTTGTTGGTTGGTGGAAGGAATTCCCTTTGGACGGCGTCGGAATTGGTAATTTTTCCAAATCGGTAGGCGGTGCGCAACAGTTAGCGCGAAAAGTTAAAATCGAATTAGAAAAGGACGGGTATAAAGTTGACAACCCCGTCGTGGAATTTGACGAAGAAGGTAAATTAAATTTATACCCAAATGCAAGTATTTAAAGAATTTCAGCAGGGTTGCACAATTTTTGACGTTGTTTTGGAATTGTATTTGTCTTTAAATATGTTGCCAAAATTAATTTATGACAATTCAATCACAGACATAAACGCAATAACAACAACAGGGCAAAAATTTGCATACGATACCGACTTTATTTATAACGAAAAAATGTCGGACGAAATAACAAAAAAAAATTATAAGTTTCGAACGGGCGATTTTACGTCATCTAAATCTTATACGAGTATTGTCTTAAATTTAGACGCGGGAAATATAAAATCGTATTCAGGAACGGGAACATTGTGGAAAGATTTAAGTAAATATGGTAATAATGGAACGCTTATAAATGGTCCTACTTTTAATTCCGCAAATGGCGGGGGTATTGTATTTGACGGTACTAATGATTATGTTTCAATATTAGATACCACTATATTAAGACCTACCGTTTTTACTTTAGATGTATGGATTAAACCAACAAGTTTTACCAATATTAATAGTACATTAATTGTAAAACCTTATAATGGTTCGCCTTGGTTAACCCCATTTTTATCATATATGATTAGAATAAATAACTTTGGAACTGTTTTGCAATGCTCAACAAACAATGGCACTTACTGTCCTTTAAATGTAAATTATTCTTTTAGCACAGGCACTATATATAATATTGTATATACCTATGATAGTAGTACAGGGTTAGCTATCGCTTACTTAAATGGAAATCAAATAGGTACAACTACTTTTGCATCGGGAAATATATTATATAGTGCTTTTCCTGTATTATTAGGTAGTAGCGGTGGATATGTAAATACGGGCGGTAATGTTAACGAAGAATTTTCAGGTACTATTTTCAATGTAAATACCTATAATAGATTTTTATTATCGACAGAAGTATTACAAAACTTTAATGCAAAAAGAGGAAAATATGGAATATAATCAAAGACAATTTATGATTTTTAATACTGAAGAATTATCTAAAATAGATTTTACAGAAGTATGTGAAACATCAATCGAAACAGTTAAAAAATCGGTAGACAAAACAAAAACATTTGTTAAATGGGACGGAGAACAAACGCCAATTAGTGTAAAGTCTTTAACAACAAAAGAAGGTCCTTATACATACGAAGAAATATTAAACATTCTTTTAACGCCCGAATGGAATACATTAATAGAAGGAATATAAAAAACAAATAAAAAAGTTATAAATTTTTTTTAATAAAATAAATAATTACGACGATGGCTTTAGATTTTACACACTTAAAGGGCGATACATTCGAAGCGGTAAACCTTCAAATGTTTGTTAATGACGTAGCTTTAAACTTAACAGGTTGCACGTTGAGAATGCAATTAAAAAAAGAATACGGGGGGGTTGCGTTTTTGTCTTTAACCTCGGTTGCAAGTGCGGGCATAACTATAACAACCCCCGCAAGTGGTTTGTTTAAAATTAACAAACAAATAATTAACATCGACGCTTTTAACTATATTTACGACATTGAATTGATAAAAGCGGACGGAACGGTTAAAACATACATAAAAGGCAATTTTTCGATAACTAACGACGTGACAAGATAATGGCAAACGATATAATAGACATAAATGTAACCCAAACAGTTGAGACGGTCGAAATTACGGTGACCCCAAATTTAACGACTGTTAATATTAATCAAATTACAGGCGGGGGCGGTGGCGGTGGCGGTGGCGTTACAAATTTAAGCACAACGCAAACCGCAACTAATTTTACTATTAATAGCGATACAGGAGACGACGCAATCGTACCGTTAGGAAATGGAACGTTAGCGGGTGCAACTATAAACGATTACACAACAACTGAAAAAACAAAATTAGCAGGAATCGCAACGGGCGCAGAGGTTAACGTTAACGCCGATTGGGACGCTACAACGGGAGACGCTCAAATATTAAACAAACCTATTATTCCGTCAATAACAAATTTAGTCCCTTACGCGGGCGCAATAAGCGACGTAAATTTAGGCGAATACGGCATACAATTGGGAAATTTGGAGTTTGACAATACGCCAACAAATATTCCAACTACAGTTGGGGCAATGTATTACAACGACACCGACGGAACGTTAGATTTAATATTAAAAGGTGGTAACGTTAAGCTACAAATAGGACAGGAATCAGTCGTCCGAGTAGTAAATAAAACCGCCACAAATATAGATTTATTAGAAACCAATTATCAAGCGGTAAGGGTTACGGGTGCGCAAGGGCAAAGAATGAAAGTAGATTTAGCGCAAGCGACGACCGACGGATTAAGCGCCGAAACAATCGGTTTAGTAACTGAAACAATCGCAAATAACGCCGAAGGATTTGTCACAACAAGCGGATTAGTTCGAAATATTAACACGACGGGGAGTTTACAGTCGGAAACATGGGCAGACGGCGACGTTTTATATTTATCGCCAACAGTTGCGGGAAGTATAACAAAAGTAAAACCAATCGCCCCAAATCATTTAATTGTTATCGGATACGTTATTTCGGCACACGCAACGCAAGGAACTATTTTTGTCAAAGTCGATAACGGTGCAGAATTGGACGAATTGCACAATGTAAATATAACAAGCGAAGCAAACGAAGACTTTTTGCAATACGAAAGCGCGACACAACTTTGGAAAAACAAGGCGTTAACAGGCACTTTAATAAAATCAAAGTTAGGTATTACAACCTTAAGCGGGGACAATACAGGCGACCAAAATTTAAGTGGTTATGCACTTTTAGAATCTCCAACTTTTACAGGGACGCCGTCATTACCTACGGGAACTATTGCCGTAACCCAACCAAGCGGGGACAATACGACTAAAATAGCGACAACGGCTTTTGTTGCGAGCGCATTAAGTGCAGGATTAGGGGTAACAGTAAGCCCACAAGATACGTTTTCAACTGCAAATATTGCAACCGTTACGGCTTCTCAATATAACGCTTTTGTAATAGCGGGGACGGTTAGCGCGACGACTTTATACTTTATAACTGCATAACATGGGAATAAAAATAGGAAGTATAAACGCCGATACAAGCGTAAAATTAGGAACTACTACAATACAAAGCGGATATATAGGGACAAATCTAATATTTGGGAATCAATTAATTAAAATTTTAGATATTTTCCCAACAGCACACCACGCGTATTCATTGCGAAAATTAAGAAACGCGTACTCGGGGGCTTGTTTGAGAATTAGACGAACAACAACAACGCCAAGCGTAACCACGACGACAGTAGATTTAAATTTTGACTCAAATAATATAATAAGTTTAAATAGCGCTATCACTTACGTTTCGGGTACAATAACATTAGCAACTAATTTAGGTCAATTTTGTGCTTCTGTTGTAAATGGATATTCTAACCCAGATTTAGTAAATACAAATCAAAATATATTTGTTGTAACGTGGTTTGACCAAAGTGGAAATGGTAAAAATCCAACACAAGCAACTGCTGGTTTTCAACCAAGATTAGTTAATAGTGGAAATTTAGAAGTATCTGGTGGAAAAGTTTCAGTAAGATTTGTTAAAGCCTCAAGTAATTCTTTAAGTATGGTAGATACTTCTGCAAACATAAATAATATGTCAAGTTATTTTGTAGGTCAATTTGTAACAACAGTTACAGGACAAGTTGGTTATACTTTAGGAAATATTCCAAATAGATTCTTTTTTCCATATTCAAATGGAATTAGCTTTTTTGCAAGTTATCCATCATCTCTTACTGCAATAACATTAGAAACCGGAGTTACAACAAATAGAAAATTATATGAAGTTTTAGCACCTTCACCTTTAAATTCATCAGTAGTTCAAGGTTGGGCAAATGGAGTAGCTAAAGGAAGTACTGCTTTAATATCAGCTTCAAATTCTAACATACAAATAGGAACATCTGCTGCAAATTATTTTGATGGATATATACAAGAAGTAATAGGTTGGCAAACAAACGCAAATAGAGTTGAAAAAGAAATAAATATTAATAATTTTTGGCAAATATTTTAATAATGGAAAAATATATATTCAATACTTACGAAGAAGCACAAACAGCGTTAAACACCGTAAATGCTTATTTTGGGTTGCCATGTGGCGAGACATTAAGATGGACAGATATAGAACAAGGCGATGGATTTTGGTTTTTGGAAGCCGAAAGATTAGAAGAAGTATTAGGATAAACTTTTTTAAATCAATAAATTGTAATAAATTTGGGCTTTAATACTCACAACGCGGTTACAACAGAAGTCGAAGAAATACAGTTAAAACCTGAAAATACAAAATAAAAAATGAAGTTTATAAATTATTTGCTTACAAGTTTAGCGCTTTTTTACGTTCCAATTACAGGACTTTTAATTGGCGTCGGAGTCGCAATCATTTTCGATACATTTACGGGAGTTTTCAAATCGATAAAATTAAAAGGATTTACCGCAATTCGAAGTCGAATTTTAAGCAATATAATTTCCAAAATGGCATTATACGAACTTTGTATTTTAGCACTTTTTGCGATTGATTATTACGTTTTAAACGAATTTATAATCAGGACCTTTGGCATAGACTTCATGTTTACCAAAATTTGCGCGATTATGTTAATATTTGTCGAATTGGTAAGCATCAAAGAAAACATCGAAGAAACTTTCGGCGTTGACCTTTGGAAACTATTAAAAAATACATTTAACCGCGCAAAGGAAATCAAAAAAGACGTTAACGAAATAACAAACTAATGGACAAAATCACAATCGAGCGCATAAACAAAGCACACCCGAAAATAAGACAGGAACTTTTGTCGTTATATTCGCAATGTAACAAACTTTTGCCCGTAGGCGTCCGATTACGTTTTGCTTATGTATTCAGAAGTCCCGAAGAACAACGCGCGTTGTTTTTACAGCGTCCGAAAGTAACCAACGCCGACAGTTGGCAAAGCATACATAATTATGGACTTGCGTTTGACATTGTTATTTTATACGACAAAAACGGCGACGGAACGTTTGAAACGGCAAGTTGGGACAATAACGAAGATTGGCAAACCGTTGTTAAATTTTTCAAGTCAAAGGGTTACGAATGGGGGGGCGATTGGAAAAAATTTAAGGACGCCCCGCATTTTCAAAAAACATTTGGTTTTGATTGGCGGGTTTTAAAACAACGCATCGACAACGGAATAACAATAGTTGACAACGGCATAACTTATGTTAAAATGTAATTATGTATAATAAAACATATAAGTCCGACATAGTAAAAGAATATATTTTAAAATTTCCCGAAGCAACTACAATGGCAATTTCGCGATTAGTTTTAAAAGAAAACCCTTTGGATTTCGAATCTTTTGAACAGGCGAGGGGAATGGTTCGCTATTACAGGGGCGAAATTAGTCACACAAAAAAATATAACGGAACAATTGTGCAAAAAAGAACGGCGGAACAAAAAAAACAAGCAATGATAGGAAAATTGCCCGAAAGCGATTATTTACAAAACGAACCTTTTATTATTCCAAAAGGTCAAAACAATATTTTAATTTTATCGGATATACATTTCCCATATCAGGACAACAAAGCGTTAGAATTGGCTATCAATTACGGAATTGAAAACAAAGTCAACGCGATTTATTTAAACGGCGATACTTTAGACTTTTACCAATGTAGCAGGTTCACAAAAGACCGTCGTTTACGTGACATGGCGGGCGAGTTGGAAATGGGGCGCGAATTTTTAAAAATGTTAAAAGATACTTTTAATTGTCCGATTTATTTTAAAATCGGTAATCACGAGAAAAGATTTGAGGATTATTTAATGATAAAAGCGCCCGAATTATTAGGAATTGACGATTTTAAGTTGGAACAACTTTTGAGAATGCGGGAATTTGGCGTAACTTTAGTAAAAGATAAACAAATGGCAATGGCGGGAAAATTACCTATTTTGCACGGGCATGAATGGTTTGGGGGTTTTGCCCCACCTGTTAACCCCGCACGTGGTTTGTTTTTAAAAGCGAAAGAAAGTTGCATCGTTGGACACCACCACAGAACAAGCGAACACACTGAAAAAACTTTAGGCGGGGAAGTTACGACAACATGGTCAACGGGTTGTTTATGCGGTTTGGAGCCTGAATATGCGCCCTACAATAATTACAATCATGGTTTCGCGCACGTAAAAGTTTTAAATAGCGGTCACTATGAATTGAAAAATATGCGAATTATTAATTATAAAATCGTTTAATGAAATCACTTTCAAAAATAATTTTTTTGTTTTTTTTAGTCCTGTTTGTTGGTTGTAGCACCCGAAAGGTTCAAAAATCGACGGAAGCGGTAAAAGAAACAACAACCGAAGCGACAAAAATCGACGAAGTAAAAACCGATAACACAAAAATAAACATTGTCGAAAATTGCGACGAAACAATTATCGAGCCAATAGACACAATCGCGCCCATGATTGTTAATGGCAAGGTTTACAAAAACGCCCGTTTAAGACGCACAAATAAAAAAGTCGAAACAAATATCGTAAAAGATATAAAACAAGCTAAAACAACGGTAAAACAAGCCAAAAAAAAGACATCGCACGAAGTAATTAAAAAAGATATTAAAAAGAAATCGGTTTCATTGTGGTTTTGGTTGCTTTTAATAATTCCGATTTGTTATTTGTTCAGGAAATACAAAGAATTGATTTGGTTTATTTAAAACAAACGCCCGTTAATTAGTTAACGGGTTTTTTTATGCAAAAAAAAACAGGCTACAAAATCAATTGCGCCCGTCCTTTCACTTAAAAAAATACGGCATTATGAGAACCGAACCACAAAGTTAATGTTTTTTATTTAAAAACAAACCCAATAAAAAGGCGTTTATTATTTAGAATAATTATAAATTAACAAAAAAGATAATTATTTTTATTTAATTGTGTTGCGTAATTGAATTGTATTTGTATATTTGCCAAAAAATTAATCACTTTTAAAACAAAAATTATGAACAAAAATTTAGGATTACTAATTGCGCAGGGTTTGGACTTGGATTTGTTTTGGCATATCGGAATAAAAGCGGACGAAGTAACATTGTACGGGGACAATACCGCAAAAATTCAAAAGTACCTTTTATCAAAAGGGTTTGAAAAATACGACTATTTATACCCAAACGACAAAACAAAGGCGGAATTTAAAAAAGACAATATCAGGGTGGCGTTATTGCCAAAATAAAAACAAAACAGGGGCGCGACTGTAAAACGCGCATTAACTTAAAAATCAATTATTATGAAGTCATTTTTATTGAAACAAAAATTTCAAATTTATTTTATTATCGTTTGCGCGTTGTATTTTATCGGGCGCATTATTGTTCAACAATTTTAAACATTTAAAACATGGCACAGGAAACAAAAAGCAAACGCGGACGCAAAGCAATTGACCCGCAGGACGTAAAAAATTTACGATTTCAGTTAGTATTTTCGCAAAAACAAATTAACGCCGTTGGCGGTCGCGAAAATGCCTATAAACTTTTAAAAAACGCAATCAAATGTTAAAACTAAAAAACGGTTATTGGACGTTAAAAAGTAAAAAATACGAAGACTTAAACGCAACGGGGAAATTAGTTTTTAATTTATTAATTTCAGACAAAAAAAACGAATTAATTACGTTGTGTAATCCAAAAATAAAACTATCTTTGCATAACTTAAAAAATCAAAATTATGAATTTAAATGACTACCCACAGGGAACGCCTAAACGACCTAAAAACCCACCAAGTTTAGACGAAGACGAAAACGAGGAAATCGAAATCGACGAAATCGAAGTTTTAGATTTCGAATTATTAGAAACAAATTAATCACTTTAAAAATTAAAATTATGAGCAAAGACCTTTATTTCGAATTTAAGGCGGAACAAATGGCGACAATGTACGCGCCAACGTTCACAAAAAAAGAAGCCGTACTAACGGGCAAACGAATGGTCGACGACCTGTTGGAACGTGGCGAAGTTGACCCGTTGCAAGTTTGGACAAACATTTGCAGACTTAAAGAGGTCGTAAATTCCGCAGACGCAACGTTCAGGGACAAAATCGAAATTCTCGAAAAGACCGACAAAAACGGCGTTGAATTTAATTATACAAACGGCGGTAATACGGTCAACTATTCAGACGACGAAATTTACAACCAATTAAAAGCCGATTTGGACGCCCGCGTCGAATTGCTTAAATTAGCACAAAAACAAACAATAATAGACGCATACGGGAACGACGTTCCAAAAGTTGGGACGACCCCGCGCAAAAGTTCAATAACTGTAAAATTTTAACAATCACTTAATAAAAATTAGAAATTATGGCAATCACAGCAAAAAAAGGAAATTCGTTTGAAAGAGAATTAATCGAAGCGGGAAACTACGTTGCCCGTTGTTACAAAATGGTCGAAATTGGAACTTGCGACGAAGAATACCAAGGGGTAAAAAAAACAGCGCATAAGGTGCGCATCGGGTTTGAATTACCAACGGAATTAAAAATCTTTAATCCTGAAAACGGCGAACAGCCTTGCGTTATAGACAAAGAATTTAGTTTGTCGCTACATGAAAAATCGACTTTAAGACGATATTTGCAAGGTTGGCGAGGCAAAGCATTTACAGACGAGGAAGCCGAAGCGTTCGATATTACAAAACTTTTAGGCGTTCCTTGTATGTTAAATGTAATTCACAAGCCAAGCGCAAAAGACCCTACAAAAATTTATCAGGAAATCGACGCAATTTCGCCAATGCCAAAGGGTTTAATTTGCCCGTCACAGGTTAACGAAACATTTGTTTTTGAATTTGAAAACTTCGACGAAGACAAGTTTAACACTTTGCCCGATTTTATAAAAGAAAAAATCGCAAAGACGCCCGAATATAGGGAAGCGATTTCGCAAACTGTTGAAGCATCGCCGTTTTTAGAAAATAACGAAGACGAACAGCATTTTATATAAAAAAATGTTTATATTTGCATTGTAGTTACGGTTTGGCGACATAGTAACTTAAAAACATTACAAAACCTCACAAGGATAAAGAACGCCAAACCTCTTTTGAATTGTGGGGTTTACTTTTATAATTATGGCAATCAATAAAAAATCGTTTTTAGTTTATAGCAATTGGGCGCAAACATTTGAAAACTTAACCGACGACGAAGCGGGAAAATTAATCAAACACGTTTTTAGATACGTTAACGACAAAAACCCAATCGCACCCGACCGAATTACAGAAATTGTTTTTTAACCATTAAAAGCGGTATTAAAAAGCGATTTAATTAAGTAAGAAAACGTA